TATTTATTCTATCAATATTTTTTTCTTTAACATTAAGAAAAAGAAACATGCAAAAAATTATATCTGCTGAAATTAGTGACAATTTAAAAGAATTAAAACCACGAGAATTTTTTTATAATTTATTAAAAATGGAAAGAACAGCAAAACCAGTTTACTATGCAGAAATTTTCTTATTGACAATAGACACCATTTATATCTTATTCGGCGGGTATGCTGAATATCTAAAAGAATTAAAATTTGCACAAGAGTTTCCTGATTTTCCAATAAATCCTATGTCATTTGTGTTCATTAAATTGGGTATCCCAATTTTCTTATGGTTTATTATACTTTTTCTATTATTATTTGCATTATTCATGAAAAAGAAAGAGAATAAAAGATTAGCCGAAATGCTAGATAACTTAGAAAAATACAGATTTTTAAATTATGCAAAAGAAGATTTTATCAACTCTGAAAAAATAGTTAAAACTGGAATGGTCGCACAAAGTGATTTAAAAATTGGAAGCAGATATTTATTTTCTGTCTATCCAGCATACATAATTCCTTATTCTTGGATTTCTGATATAAAAATTGATAGAGTTTATAATCGTGGAGGAAGTTATTCATCTTTAACTTTTATTTTTACTAAATCTTTTAAATCTGAGAAAATATTTTTTGCTAAAAGGGAGATTGCTAAAAAGGTTAGAGATTTTATTTGGGAAAATAAAGATTTTCATTAATTTCTTTATGTATCTTCTTGCTTCTCTTGTTCATATCCAATCATTTTTTATAAATACCGCTACTATTTGTTTTATTTTTCAAAAATTTACAAAGCCAATATTTTTTGGTATAATGAAATTAAATAATTTTTTAGAAAGTGATGTGATAAAAATGAATTCACAAGAGATAAATAAATTTATAAAAGAAAATGTTGATAAAATTTATGATGAAATGGTAAAAGTTAGAAGAACTATTCATGAAAATCCTGAACTTGGAGATGAAGAATTTGAAACAAGTAAATTGATAAAAAGATTTTTGACAGAAAATGGTATTGAATTTTTTGAAGTTATAAATACAGGAGTTGTTGCGACTATTTATAATGATAAGGAAAATATGGAAAATAAAACAGTTGCTACTCGTGCGGATATTGATGCATTGCCGATTTTTGAAGAAAATGATGTTGACTATAAATCTAAAAATACTGGAAAAATGCATGCTTGTGGACATGATGCACACACAACTATTCAGCTTGGAGTGGCAAAGGTTCTGTCAGAAAATAAGGATAAATGGCATGGAACTGCGAGATTTTTCTTCCAGCCTGCAGAGGAAACTTCTGGGGGATCAGATAGAATGATAAAAGCTGGAGCATTGGAATTTGAAAAGGAAAAAGATAGAAAAATAGATGCTTTTTTTGCATTACACATGGCTCCAGAAATAGAACTTGGGAAAATTGGAATAAAATATGGAAAGGCACACGCTTCATCAGCAAGAATACATCTTACAATAAATGGAGTTTCAGCTCATGCCGCATTGCCTCACAAGGGAATTGATGCAATTTTAATCGGTGCAAAAGTTATGGAATATCTTCAATCTATTGTCAGCAGAAGAATTGATCCAAGAGAAGAGGCTGTAATTACAATTGGGGCGTTTAATGGAGGTTTTGCCGATAATGTTGTCTGTGACAAAGTAGAAATGAAGGGAACAGCTAGAACAATGTCTGAAGAAACACGAACATTTATAATTGAAACATTAGAAAGAGACTTGCCTAAGTTTGTAGAAGCATTAGGCGGAATAGCAAATGTTGATATTGTACGTGGCTATGCACCTGTAATTAATAATGACGAAATGACAGAAAGAGTGGAAAATAATATTATTGATTTGTATGGTAAAAATGCTTTGGAACTAATAAAGCAGCCTAGAATGGATGTTGAAGATGTAAGCTACTTTTTAAATGAAATTCCTGGATGTTTTTTCAGACTGGGAACACGAGTGGAAGAAAAGGGATTAATTTACGATTTGCACCATCCTAAATTTAATATTGATGAGGAAAGTTTAAAAATTGGAATGGGATTACAATTGAAAAATATTTTAGAATATTTAAAATAAAAAAGGAATAAGATGAATAAAATAAAAAATAATTATGAAGTTGGGCAAAAGCTGGAAATTGAAATAGAAAAAATAGTATTTGGCGGCGAAGGTCTTGGAAGAATTGATGGATTTGCAGTATTTGTTCCAATGAGCGTGCCAGGAGATAAACTGGAAATTAATATTATTTCTGTTTTATTTTATAAATAAAAAATAGAACGAATATTCCATACTAGATATTGTTTTTATAAAACAATATAACAATATATAGTATATTATGATGATAAAATCGAATATGGTTATGCAAAAGAAGAATGGAACGAGGTGAATACGATTGACAGATGTGTATTGTGAAAAGAGGCGATGCCTTAACAATGTGAAAGGTTGGTGTAAGGCCAATGGAATTCATATAGATCATATGTGTAAATCGTATGCACCGTCACATTCGTTAGTAAAAACAAAAACCGCAAAGGTTCATAAGGAGTGCGGCAAATATAAGCAAAATAAAGGAGTGCTGAAATAATGGCAGATAACATCATGATCCATTGTGCGTATACAGATTTAGTAGATATTGCCTCTGTAGTACCAAACCCTAGAAATCCTAACCACCATAGTGATAAACAAGTAGAGTTGTTAGCCAAAGTGATAAAAGCACAAGGTTGGCGAGCTCCGATTACGGTGAGTAACCGTTCAGGGTTTATTGTAAGAGGCCATGGCAGGTTAATGGCTGCACAATTATTAGGCCTAGATACTTTCCAATTGATCGGCAGGATTATGAAAGCGAAGCTGCAGAGTATGCAGACCTGATTGCAGATAATAGAATCGCCGAACTATCAGATATCGATAATACCTTATTAGGAGAGTTATTAGCTGATACGGGAGATTTTGCTGAGTTTACAGGTTATTCTGAAGATGATATAGCTAGCCTATTAAACCAGGTAATGGCAGATGAAGTTCATGAGGATGATTTTGATGCAGAAGAAGCTATCAAATCAATTAAAGAACCTATGACAAAGTTCGGTGATGTATGGATGCTAGGTGAGCATATGTTATTGTGTGGCGACTCAACAAAGACAGAATCTCTTGATTGTCTATTGGGGGGGGGGACGTTGTTGATATGGTATTTACAGACCCACCGTATAACGTGGCTTATGAGGGAGGTACAAAGGAAGCTCTTACCATTCAAAACGATAATATGTCAGATGCTGAATTTGATATATTTCTTGATGATGTATTCGCTTTGGTTAACAAAGCATTGAAACCTGGTGGAGCGTTTTATATCTGCCACTCTGATAGCTGTGGTGGTCAATTTAGACGTGCGATTCGAGATAATGATTTACTTATCAAACAATGCCTGATTTGGGTTAAGAATACATTCGTAATGGGGCGCCAAGATTACCAGTGGAAACACGAACCAATTCTATATGGATGGAAACCTGGTGCTAGTCATAAGTTTTATGGTGGCAGAAAACAATCTACTGTGATTGATGACAATCTTCCTCTTGAAATCGAAAAAGATGGAAATGACTATATTCTTCATTTTTCTAATGAAACGGACCATATTGTAGTAAGAGTGCCTGGCTATGAAATAGAAGTTAATAATGGTATTGAATGTGATTCTATATGGCGCTTTAATAAGCCATTAAGAAATGGCGAACATCCAACGATGAAACCGATTGCATTATGTGCGCAGGGAATTAAGAACTCATCTAAACCTGGAGAATTTGTATTCGAACCATTTGGCGGCTCAGGGTCTACTTTGATTGCCTGCGAACAAACAAAGCGTAGATGTAGATGCATTGAATTGGATCCTAAATACTGTGATGTAATAGTAAAACGATATATCGAATTTATTGGAAGTAATAAAAATGTATATGTGATTAGAAATGGGCAACGCTTAGAATTTTCTGAGGTTGCCCAATAGTTTTTGTAAACAACATGAATTGAGTGAGGTGGTGCTGCCATGTGACGACACATCAGCAAGCGCACAAGGACTACCTAAACGGCATGAAGTATAAGGAGATTGCCGAAAAGTATGGGGTGTCATTGGCGACTGTTAAATCGTGGAAGACACGCTATGGGTGGTTCCGCGATACATCAAAAAAAAGTATGCATACAAAAAATAAAAGTACGCATACAAGAAAACGAGGGGGCCAGCCTGGTAATCATAATGCATTATACAATGCTGGTGGTGCGCCTAAACAAAATCAAAATGCTGTTAAGCACGGATTGCTAGCGAAATATTTACCAAAAGAAACTTTAGACATTGTTATGGAAGTCGAAGAATCAAGCCCCATTGATATTCTATATATGAACATAAAAGTTCAATTTGCACGTATTATCAGAGCACAAAAGCTGATGTATGTTGAGGGAATAGAAGACCATACACGGGTCACTGAAAACAGGACAGAGGTTACTATTGACCCTGCTAAAGGGACCAGTCGTTCTGTTACTAAAACAGATAAGGTCATTTCTTCGGTAGACAAAGAAGTAGTATTTATGAAGGCCCAATCAGTGGCAATGGCCACTTTAACTAAAATGATTCAGCAGTACGACGTTATGTGTCGCAGTCCGCTAGCTACAGACGAACAACGAGCAAGAATTGATAAGATTCGCGCTGAAGTTGCCAATATTTCTATGGGGAATCGGACGATTGATGTTAATGTAAATCACAATCCATTAGCTGGGTTAAGTACTGAAGAAATTAGAAAAGTTATTGAAAAAGAGGAAAGATAATATGGAATTCACACCGGCTGTTGTACAGGAGTTCAAATATGAACTTGCGAGACGTGAATTCTTTTATTTTTGCCACCTACAGGCTCCGGACTTTTACAAAAAAGAACGTGAATACCTAGTCCAGTTATGCGACGAGATACAGAACTTTTACGAGGACCCTAAACAAAAAGTCCTTATCATGAACATGCCACCTCGTCATGGTAAAAGTCGTACAGCTCAAATGGCTGTTAAGTGGATACTTGGCAAGAACCCTGTTGAAAAAATCATGACAGGTTCATATAACACAACTCTATCAACTACATTCGCAAAGAATGTTAGAAATGACATTCAAGAAGTTAAGGCTGATAAAAATAGAGTGGTGTATACTGACATATTCCCTAATGTTCGTATTAAACGTGGCGATGCTAGCATGGATATGTGGTCGCTTGAAGGTGGTTATAATAGTTACCTTGCGACTTCCCCTAGTGGTACCGCTACAGGCTTTGGCGCCTCTATTCTGATTATCGATGATATTATCAAGAACGCTGAGGAGGCTTATAACGAGAACACTAAGGCAAAGCATTGGGATTGGTTCACTAATACTATGCTTTCACGTCTTGAAGAAGGTGGCAAGATTATAATCATCATGACACGTTGGGCTAGTGATGATCTAGCTGGTAGGGCAATCGAACACTTTGGGGATAAAGCAAAGGTTATTACTATGAAGGCTTTACAGGACGATGGCACGATGTTATGCGACGATGTATTGTCTTATGAAAGCTACCAAGAAAAGTGCAGGGCGATGGGTGAGGACATAGCCAGTGCGAACTATCAACAAATACCGATTGATTTAAAAGGGTGCTTATATTCTGAACTGAAAACATATGAACACGTTCCATGTAATGAAGCTGGCGAACCTTTATTTACTCAAATTAAAAACTACACTGATACTGCTGATACTGGCGAGGACTGGTTAGCAAGTATCACGTACGGCATTTATAACAAAGAGGCTTATATATTAGACGTTGTATTTACGAAAGCAGCAATGGAACAAACAGAACCAGCTGTTGCAGATATGCTATATCGTAATCGTGTTAATGTAGCAGACTTCGAAAGCAATAATGGTGGTAGAGGATTTGCAAGACAGGTTATACGGCTGTTACGAGATGAGTATAAAAGCAATTACACAAAGGTTGTAGCGTTCCACCAATCTAAGAATAAGGAGGCTCGCATATTATCCAATGCGACATGGGTTATGGATCACATTTACTTCCCTAAAAACTGGGCTGACAAATGGCCTGAATTTTATAAAGCTATCACGCGTTATCAACGTGAGGGCAAAAATGAACATGACGATGCTCCGGACGCATTAACAGGTATTGCAGAAAAGCTGACTGCACCGGACTACAAGTCAACACGTACAAATATTTATTAGGAGGCTTATTTATATGGCTGTTATGGCAAATCCAAGAGATAGCGAATACGAATTACTGCATGACGCTTATTATGGAACAGGCATGTTCGCTAATGGTGGTGCGTTACCTAAATATTCTCGTGAAAGCCCACAGAATTATGAGTACCGCAAAAAACTTTCATATTATTTAAACCATACAGGGCCGATACTCAATGCTGGTGTCGACCCTATTTTTAAAGACGAAATATCACGCGACTATAATAAAAGCGAACTTTTTGCTTCGTTTTTGGAAAACGTAGACCGATTAGGGACATCGCTACAAGAATTTATGCGTTTTAACGCAACGCAAGCAAAATTGTATAGCGTTATGTATATCATTGTCGATAACGTAACAGAGTTTGGTGAAACGATGGCCGATGTGATCTCTAAACGCCAATTCCCTTACCTATATGCAGTTGAGCCTAAGTGCGTATATAACTGGCGAATTAGTGAAGCAGGCGAGCTGGAATTTTTTGCGTACACATCTCAAGTGTTCGATGAGGAAGGTAATGCGAAAACGCAGTTCCATGAATGGACAAAAACATCATGGGTAACAAAAGACGAAAATGGCAAAGTAATTGCACAAGGTGAGCATAATATCGGTAGAATACCTGTCGTTCAATGGTTTGGACGTAGTTCAAAGAAAACAGATATATTGCCACCTCCTGAATTTCTATCTATTGCAAAAACTAACCACCAAATATATCATCAATGCTCGTTGCTATCTCAAATACTAAGCATGCAAACGTTTAGTATTTTGACATTGCCTGATAACGGTCAAAATATTGGCGATATTACACTAGGCACAAATAATGTGCTAATGTATCCGGCGGAATCAGGGCATGCTCCTGCATTTATCGCACCGGATATTGGACCGGCGCAAATTCTAATACAAACAATTAAAACGCTTACAGATGATATGTACCGATTGTCAGGAATTAACTCAGTAATAGGCGTGCAAGAGTCAAAAAGCGGTGTGGCTAAGCAATGGGATTTTGAACGAACCAACCAACGGCTGGCCGATTTCTCCGTTCAATGTGAAAACGCAGAATATGACATCATTGA